GAATTTTGGTTGTTCTATATCTCTTATTTGTTCAAACTTCTTTCTGAGTATTTGTTCTGCTTTTTTATAATCCTCTTCATCAAATACCATTGAGAACAATCCGCCATCATTAATGTAGTAGATGCTGACTGAAAATTCTTTGTCTGGATACATGTTTTTCAAGGCGTAATAATACAGAAGCAATTGCGTGTCCTTCTGCAATTTTTCGTGGGTCTTCTCTTCTCCTGTCGCCCAATTTATTCTCTTTCCGGTCTTGTAATCTAATATTTCGTAGTAACCATCGCCATGTTCTAGAATGAGGTCAACAGTTCCTTTGATTGATAAGTATCCTTCTATTGTCTCTCCTTCAAATTCATATTTGTATTTAGCCCATGGTTGCTTAATTTCAATATCAAAAAATAGCTCAGTAGCAAATACGTTTTGGTTTCTTGGGTCTAGCATCCCGTCTCTGTAGGCTACTGCCTTTTCTGCCCATTTAAGACATTTCCTTCTGTCTGCTTCTGTTATATCGACCTCTGGAAAAGCGCTACTGTAATAATCAAAAGCAATGTCGTTTAAGAGCTTTAGGTCATCACATTCTTCTAGCGTCAAGTTTTTTCCTGTTTCTTCATCCTCTACAATGTCTAGACCTTTGTTTATAGCAACCTTCTTGTCTCCAAGGGTCTGCATGACCTTATGGGTAATAGTACCCATTAAGGCTTTTTTGTTGGTCTTGTCTTTAAAGGATAGGTTGTACTGCAAAAAATATTTTTGCTGGCAAAACTCTAGCGTTCCAAGACTACTGCTCCTGTGGTAGCAAACTATCATCTAACTCATCTATTTCCGATATGGGCAGGTTGTACATATCTACATGTGTTTTGAAACCATTTCGTTTATCAATGTCTCCAGCTCTCCAAATTTTGGCTCTAGAAAAATAATCTTCAGGCTCTGCCTGCCCTACTATCCAAATGTTTTTGATGCCATAGTAAGCACGCTTACCTTTGACCATCTTCATATCTTCAAATTCTATACTTACAAAAATGTAGAGATCAGGTCTTTGATGCGCACTCGTTTTAGCAACTGACACATCATAGTAGTCTCTTGGTTCAACTGTTCTTCTTTTAGTTTTTATTTCTATTCTGCGTTCATCATTAGACCATATGTCATAATCATATTTATCATTTCCATCATTGCAGCTAATTATTTCAGCTTTTATATAAGCAGCTACAGCTTCCTCTCCTAGATAGCCAGCGGCATTGCCGCCACCCTTTAGAATAGAATTGTTTATCTTTCCAAGTTGATTAGCTTTTTTTCTTGCACGGGTGACCATCCTGTCATCCCATGGAACACTTATAAACTTTTTGTTTGTAGCCATCCCCACTCCTTTAGGATATCTAGCAGTTTCATGTTGGTTTCGTCGATTGTCATGTCGTGGTTTTTGACATAATAGTCAAAACCTTTGTAGGTATCCAAAGCGATTTCGCTAGGATGCTCGTCTTCGTGAGGTTTTCTATCAAGTCTTATTACTTTACCTCCAGCTTCTTGTATTGCTTTCACTTCATTAGGAAACCTAACATCTGGAACAATAGCCAGTTCTGTTCCGCTTTGTAGTATTCTCTTTATGCAGCTATCAACCCAAATGCTATCTTTGATTCTTCTACAGACATCTGTTCCAAAATATTGTAAAAATTCTCTTGCCGACATGAATCCAGATCTGTCTCCATGAAGCGGCATGTTTTCCCACTTAATATTAATGGGTGTGTTCTTTTGTTCGTCACTTCCAAAACATTGTTCTTCAGTTAGACCAAACAACTGCATTGAAATAGCCTTCAATGGGTCTGCGAAACTAAAAGACTGCACGAAAGGCCATATCTTGGTCGATGCATATTCAATAAATTCAGGATCTCTCCGGTCAATATCTAAGATGCCTAGTCCTTCAGTTTCTTCTCCTTTGTCATCCATATAGATGGCATTGATAATAAGACAACCATCCGTATCCATCAAGAACTTTTCTATTGAATCAAACAGCCTCATTTGATAGCCATGAAGAAATTTGCAACAAGTAGTTTTGCCGCTTTGTTTGGCTCCAGAAAATCCAATTATTCTAGTCATTGTATAGACCCTCAATTTGTGGTTTTATGATTTGATTTATTTCAGATACAGAAAGTTCGCCAACATCTTTGGCTGGTAGGTCAACTTCCACTATATTAAACATCCTACCACACTTCTTCTTGATTGACTCTTTTGCTTTGATCCCAGCTTCATCATTGTCTGTTAGGGGGATAATAGTAAGGGCAGCAGATGTTTCTAATATTCTCATTTGAGCATCAGACAAGCTCGCACCAAAAATGCCAACCACATTCTTTATCCCAGCTTCCCACAACCTCCAGACATCACCTTGTCCTTCAACTAATATAACTGATTTAGCTTTGTTTATGAATGGCTTTGATAGCCAATAGCCATAGAGCCAAACTCCAGTATAAAAACCCTCTGAGTTAACCCACTTCCTACCATGATAATTTTCGTGCTGCGCCCTACCAAGATGGCCGACCATGCAATCAAAATCATCATCATAAACAGGAACAATGACTCTGTCTCTCATGGAAGGGTTCTTAGCTCTTGGGCAAGTACCTACGTCGAATTGATTTAATACCTCAGCTGTATATCCTCTTTTAATATAATACTCTGGCGGTATAACCAATGAAGACCTAACTTTTTCTCTTGCAACACCACCATCTATATTCCTTTGTCTTTTTTGGTGTTCTCTTTCTGTTTTTGAATCACATGTGTCGAACTCAAAATCTTCTGATTCTTTTGCTAAAGTATCTAAATCCGTTTCGGTTAACTTTATTGTGTACTCAATAGCCTCTTGAAAGCTAACCTCTCGGTCTTCTTTTATTGACATCAATGCTCTAATAAGACCTATCGGCGTGTTTATATGTTCTTCGTGACAATGATTAGTCCAACACGCCCAATTTCCAAAGTATGTACTAGATTCATCAGTGTTCATAGAGAAGCCAGTTGGATTGTCTCCGCCATGTATTGGACAGGGACAGAACACATTATCGCCACAATCATTCGACCTGTAACCAAAATGAAAAAGTATAAAGCAAATTCTCTTTGCGGCTTTGTCTGAAAGCTTCTTTAATTCTTTCGCTGAAAGCTTTGTTTTAGAAAGGCTTGTCTTCATCAATTTCCTCCTCAACTACAAAGCCTTCCTCTCTATCGCTAACTTCGTTCTCAAATCCTTCTTTTTGTTTTTTATTAGCTAGAATGTACTCTGACTTTGTGAACCCTTCGTCTATTCTTCCAAAAGCACCATTGAGGCTCATGTTAATGTAATCAAAGTCGTCTGCTAAACCTCCTCCATGACGAGCTATTAGTGGAACCAATTTTCTATTTCCGCTTTCTCCAGCGTCTTCTGCTAGCTCTTCTTCTGATTTCTTTTTGAAGATAGTTAGGCTGCTGCAAAACCAAGACAACCTGTCAGACCCACTAATAACATCTTCTGACTCACGGGTAATTCCATCTCTATTTAACTGCACAAACGATAAGCATGGAACTTTTTCTTTAATAGTAAAGTTCACAAGTTGTTGCATCTGGTATCCAAGAGCTTGAAACTCTTTCATGTCGTTCATTTGTGCAGAGCTTGTAAGTTTCAGGTAGTCATAAATTACTAAACATGGATTGGTGTTGCCGTTTTCGTCATAACCAACCTCTCTTCTTAACCACCTTCTCATAATAGAAAGCGTTTCATCAAAGCTTGTTCCAGCTATTGTGACATATTTGTAGGGAAGATCTTTTAGTTTTTCTACGCCTTGTTTTATTCTCTCTTGTAGACCACTAGACTTTCCAAATTGACCAGTGGATATGTCGTTTATTTCTATATCGGACATATTTGCTAGTAGTCGATGAATGTGATCTTCTCTAGACATCTCTGTATCTAACATCAAAACTGGTATTCCAAGACTTCCAGCAACATGCAATGCTACACTATCTGCAAACAAACTCTTACCGGCTTTAGCTCTGGCTGCAATTAAATCAACATTTCCCCTTCTTAAGCCTCCACCAATAGCTTTATCGAAACGTGGAAACCCTGTACTTAGACCCATCATTTCTTTAGGATTATCAATTAAGCTTTGAATGTAGTCGTCAATGTCTTCTCCAATGTCGGTGGGTTCATTTTCTGCTTGCCCATGAAAATCATCAATTAGGTTGAACACAGCTGCCTCAGCTACACTAACTATTCCAGTCGGTGTACTGTCAGCGATATTAATATCCCTGATGTTTGATTTTATTTGCGTTGCTTTCCTATCTACTTCTCTAGCTATCGCGTACTTAACTAAAATTTTTGCATGTTCCTTAACATTGCTTAATTCTACGTTTATAGACTGAAGGGTTTTGTAATAGTCTTTAGGAACACGCTTCATGAAGACTGAGTCTAAGTCTATTGATTTTGCCGCCGCATAAAGGCTAGACAAATCAACTGTATCTGAAGTATCAAATAGCTTCGCAAGACAACTCCAGATTATCGTGTTTTCTTCTAACGTAAACGATCCTTCGTTTAGTTTTCCATCAATATCAATAAAAGCATTTTTTCCATGCCGTATCAAGCCAGCAAGCACGGCTCTTTCTGAAACAACATCACTAAGTTCTTTTTTCATTTAATCTGCTTAACCTAAACATTCACTGCAACGATGATAAGTACCTACTTTGTATCTAGGATTAATCTCTTCTTTTTTTCCACAATTATGGCAAGTAACTTCAACCATCTTCACAGGAGATCTTCTAGGAGTTAGAGGAACATCGGGAGTTTCAAACTCAGCGCCCTTTGCTTCCGTTCCATTATCAACAAACTTATTTTCCCCAATTTGTATTGATTGTCTTCTTCCATATTTTGTTTGTTGTTCTTCTCTTGGTTTTACTGAGAAGTCTAAGTCCGACGACCGCACCTGCACTGGTGGCTGTTCGGTTTCTGCGTATGGTTGACTTCTAGGTGCTTCTGGCATTTCTGCGATTGGTTCTTCGTCTCCGATTGAGATGCTTTCTCCCGTGAGGGCATTATAACCTTGAGCAATTTCTTTAAGATCATTGTTGAGTAATCCGTTCTTTATCATTTCTAATGGTGACATAATTAACCTCTACTCTGCTTTCTTCTGCTAAGTTCGAGTAACGTATCTGCTTGTTTTCTAATATCTCTAATTATTTCCGAAGAAGAAGTCACACTTCCATCTATGACTCTCTTGACTCTCCAAACCTTTTGCACAAAGTCGTCCTCTCTTATTACAGAGTTTACTTTGACTTCCCACTTAGTGTACTTATCGAACTGGTTTGAAACTTTTGAGACTGCATAGTTTATAAATTCTTCACACCACCTAGCTCTAGCCAATTCTTTGTTGTGCTTTTTTTGCAAGAAGTTGCAATAGTTGTATATAGCATAGGCTTTTTCGCAACACTCTTCTGGTGTTAGAGACTTGAGTTCAAAGCTAGTTAGTGAAAGAACCCA